GGACTTCTTGAGAATATCTCCATTGTTGACAATACGATCACGGATGTAAATGGAGATTTATCATTTACTGGCTCGTACGGCATCTTCCTTGGGTCGGTTAAAAATTTGAGGATATCGGGAAATACGTTTTCAGACTTGAACGGTCTCGGCATGGCTTTCTTTGGGACACCCTTCGGGATTGATAACGTCATTATTTCAGAAAACATCATTAGGAATGCCGGGCACAACACGACACCCTATGCCAAGTCAGCAGTGTACATTGACTTAAATGGATCGTCTACCACTCCCATTGCCACGCAATATTTCGCCAGTGGTATTAAGCTTATCAACAACAAGATTGTGTTGAATTCCGTTGATGCTGCCAGACATGCAATTACTCTTACATGGGCAGCGGGTAGTAATACAAATATGTATATATACGGGAACGAGTTCATAAACTATACATCAATATGGGATGGGAATCAGGGATATGAATACAACTTTACTAATGGCGTAAACGCATTAACAAGAAAAGAGTTTGCTGCTGTTGCTGCTCCAGCAGCAGGATCGTGGACTCGTGGTGACATTGCTTGGAGCACTTTCCAGGCTGCGTCAGGCGGGCCTACTGGCTGGTTATGTGTCGCGTCAGGCACACCGGGAACATGGGAGCCTTTCGGAATCAATGGCGCAATTAGATTAGCCAGTCAGGCGGACAGTACGGCGGCGGATTTGGACACGCTCAAAAGTGATTTCAATGCACTCTTAGCGAAGGTGCGTACCGCGAAGCTAATGGTTTGGTAATTCAAAATGAGCATTCGCAGAGCCTGTCAGGTGTTGCTCCTTCTTTGTCGTTGTAATGATTCTTTACCCACCATTCCTAAAACGTGGCATTACTCTGATGCCCTCCTTGATCCTGATCCCCCAATGGGCCAAATCAGACCCAGCTTATCTTGCCCACGAACAGTGCCATGTAGCGCAGCAACGCAAGCATGGGGTGTTTACTTTCTGGCTGCGCTACCTGAGTGATAGCCTCTTTAGGCAGGCCATGGAAGTAGAATCCTATCGTGCTCAGATCAAATCCGGCACCTCTTTGAGCTACTGCGCTCAACAGCTTTATCTCGGCTACAACCTGGGCCTTGAGTACATGGACTGCGTAAAGTTACTAGAGGTTTAACCTAAGGAGATCAATTCTCATGAGTGCATCTATTTGGAACAAAGAGTGGTGCGACAAGCAGCACTCGCTGACGCATACAGCATATTGACTGGACTTTTTGGATGATTCAATCTGTGTGACTTGTTCCGCTCTTGTTCTACTAGCTACGACGATTCTTGCAACAATTAAAGCTTAATGCTAAGGAAAACAGCCAATGTCAGACCCACAAACTCTTTTCAATATCCTAGTTGGGCTTGTCGCCTTCTTCGGTGGCTGGGTACTCAATAGCCTTCGGGACAGTATCAAAGCGCTGCACGTCTCAGACGAAATGCTCGGCGAAAAAGTTCAGTCCATCGAAGTTCTTGTTGCTGGAAGCTACGTCAAACGCGACGACCTAGATAAGCTCACCACTGCGCTGTTTGCCAAGCTAGATAAGATCGAAGCAAAACTCGACGGTAAGGCCGACAAATGAAACAACTGATACAGGGCAAATGACGGCACGGAAACTTCATAGGATTGAACAATGAAGGTAGCTGAAGCGCTTACGTTTGTTCCTGGAGTCAAACTTGCCGATGATGAAAACAACGGCCGAAAGCTAGTAGCAGCCTGACTAGAGATGATGCATAAATGATCCAAGTTACCAATCTATGGCTTGATTTGTTGGGGTGGCGATGAAAGTATCAGACTGCTGCCTGAAGCTGATCAGAGAGTGCGAGGGCTTTGTAAGCAAGCCTTACCTATGTCCGGCGGGTATCCCGACCATTGGGTATGGGTCAACCCGTTATGCGGACGGCACGCAAGTCAAGCTAACTGACCCGCCAATCAGCACAGATCAGGCAGACGCAATCATGCGCGCTACGCTGGTTGAGTACGAGAGCGCAGTCAACAGATATGTGACAGTGCCAATCGACCAGAATCAGTTTGATGCGCTCGTTGACTTTGCCTACAATTGCGGTGCAAAAAACTTGTTGATGTCCACGCTGCTTAAAAAAGTCAACGCGGTGGATTTTTCGGGTGCCGCACTTGAGTTTGGTAAATGGGTGTACGCCAACGGTAAACCCTTGCCGGGTTTGGTCAAAAGGCGTTACCTTGAAATGCAACTGTTTCAGGGGGAGCTTTCGTGAATCAAAAAATCACCCAGGAAGCAAGAGACCGATGCGCCGCACACTCGCTGCAAGAGCAGCTTGCCAAGCATCGGGCGGATCTTGAGCTACTCCGCAAAGTAGAGACAGCGATCGCCGTAAGGCGTATCAGTAAGCATTACGACAGCTTAATCAAGGAGGAAGAGTATGGACTGGACACAAGTCATTAAGGGGATTGCCCCAACCGTAGCCAGCGCTTTGCTTGGCCCTCTTGGAGGGGTTGCAGTATCCGAGCTTGGAAATATTTTTGGCGTGTCAGAGGCTACGCAGGACAAGATTGCTGATGTCATAAAAACAGGCCAACTCACGCCAGAGCAGATCAGCGAGATCAAAAAACTCGAATTGCAGTACAGTGAAAATGAGAAAGAGCGTGGCTTTAAGTACGCTGAGCTGGAGTACCAGGACACCAAGTCTGCGCGTGAAATGCAGATGGCCAACAAGTCGCTCACACCATCCATACTGACTTGGATTGTGGTCACTTTGACGCTGGCTTGTGAGGGTATGTTGCTGTTTAACAAAGTCCCCCCTGGGGCTGACCCGATCATCATTGGAAGGGTACTTGGAACGATGGACAGCGCACTGATTATGGTGCTTAGTTTTTGGTTTGGCAGCAGCCACGGAAGCGCTCAGAAGACAGAAATGCTAGCAAATAGTGCGCCAAGATGAGCATTACCCGACTACAGTCGTTTACAAAGCACTGAATAAGTGATCAACAGCAGCGACGGGTTTTCTAAAATTTCTTTACTCAGAATTCACCTCCAGATTCAGCCCATCGAAGGGCTTTGTTTGCCATAAACACTGCCTCTGCGCACGTCAGTCGTGAAGACCTGATGTACAAATCTCCGTCTTTGTCATAGCCACAGATCAGCACATCAGTAAGGTGCTTTTCTTCAGCATCAACAAGTGCAGATTGCAGAGCCTGTTCTGCTGTCATGGTTGTAGCTGGAGGCATACGGATTAAGTTGGTCATGATTACTACTTTGGTAGGTTATTTGATAATGGGGAATATTTTCAATCACCACATTAATTCAGTTCATTATTTCGGCGGCCATTCATTGTTTTGTCTCTAGAAAGCCAATGGTAGGAATTTCTTTTCGTAACACGTAATACTCCACCTGCACCTTTGCGCTGCTAATCATCTTCCCGGCAATGTTCGCCAGTTCGGCGGCTTCACTAGGCTTAATTGCACCGGACTTTAGTTGCGCAAAGGTCTGCGCCAGTTCTGCCCTTAGTTCGTCACAGTTCTGCATTTCCAAATCTCACGTTTTAGTTTCAATAATTCTCGGTGCGCTTCTACCAGTGGCTTTGGTATCTGCGCAGCAGGTATTGCGTACACCTGCGCTATCTTCTTTCTGACATACCCATCTTTCAGCGTGTCGCGTTCTTTCTTCGCTTGCGCTGCAACCTTGTCAGGGTTTGCGGCTTTGTACTTCGCCTTTGTTGCGTTGCTTCTGACTCTGTTTTTCATTCGCCATGCAAGCTGTCGCATCCTCTCTTCGTCAAGATGCGCATCTCTGTATTTCGCGTTTCGCGCGTCTATGCGCTCTTTGTTGGCCGCGTAGTAGGCTTTCCCGTTCGCCGACTTTTCCGATTTGTCTTTGTATGGCATGTCTTGTCCCTGTTACATAATAGGTCAATCAAGGAAAACTGAGCCGCTGCCCATATCGTTTGCGCCATTCCTGCTGCTGCATCGTGTTCGGCTTTCTTTTCACGGTGCCGGGCATTCTGCATAGACTTCAACAGCGTGGCGTATTGCTTTACTGTGCCGGGTGCCAGTGATGAAATTCAGATCGTTGGTGGTGTCTGCATCGGAAAACCGCCCATCTCCGTGTCGCTCGATAAAGCCTGACACCCGCTGCAATATCTGCCGCCGTTCGTCATTGCCTTTGCCGCGCATGGATTGCCACAGCTTGAACCCGTGCGCTGCCGCTTCGCCTGCCGCCCCCACTGGCCAGCCTGTCACGCCGTAGTCGGTCGCCAGTTCACCCGCCAGCCCAATCAAGGCAAACCGCGCCGCTGCCCGCTTGTCTTGCCCTTCGGTGCCATCGGTGGCAAACATCGGTGCGGCCTTCACTTCCTCCAACATGGCGCAAAGATCGCTTGCATCAAAAGTCAGCTTTTCCAGAAACGCCCGGCCTGCCTGCCCGTGGTGCTGCGCCGCTGCCCGCTTGATAGCGTCCGAGAAAGCCGCCGGACTGGTGGCACCGTGTAGGACATCCCAAGCGCCAAAGGTTTGCGCCGCTGGAATGTCCAACAGCCGCATAGACTGCCCCGCCTTCGCCCGGTGTCCGCCTTCCCGCATGGTGGTGGCAATGGTGCGCTCACCGCTGGATATGACAAAGCAGCGCCACCGCGTCACGCCCCGCGCATTCCCGCTACGGCTTGCACGTTGTTTGCCGCGCCCGTTGCCCAGTGCATAAACGATGGCCCCGACTTCCTTCGGGTCACATTCGCTGATTTCGTCCAATGCCAACAGGCAATCATTGAACATCGCTGCCGCGCCTTCCATGCCGTTTGCAGTTGCCCACCAACTGCGCTTAAAGCCCGGCCCTCCCCATGTTGCGCACGCCGCCTCGATCAAGGTGGTTTTGCCCGTACTGGAATCACCAACAACGTGAAACCCGCCGCTCTCTGAATTGCACCTCTGCAACAATGGCCCGGCAAAGGATGCCGATACAGCCAACATCAATAGCGGGTTGCCCACCGCCTTTGCTGCAATGCCATCGCGCCAGCCTGCCAGCGTCCCGGCCTGCGTGTGTTCCTCGTGGCCACGTTCACCGCTTTGGAAGATCACTCCCGCAGACTTTGGCCCGATCACTGCATCCGGCAACACAAAAGAATCACCGCACCAGCCAACCTGGAACGCGCAATGAATGCGCCGCTTTGGATGCTCGCTTTGCAGGTAGTGGGGCAATTGCTGCCGGGATTTGTAGGTATCAAGCTCTACGCCCATTGCCAACAGTTCACCGCGCAACTGCGCACCATCGCCCGCCAATAGCTCCATAGGCATTGCCCATTCGCGCCACTTGCCCACCGTGGGTTTGAAGCGCAACAGTCGCCCAAAGTTATTGCTTTGCCCGTCAAACGTCACCGCATCAATGTGCAGGGGGGAACAAACCCAATCATTGAATTCGCCCTCAATTTCCCCTTTCTTGTTGACCTTCACTCCGCACCAGTAAACGCCGGGTCGGTGGTTGCTATCGCTTGATTTTTCCCAATCGTCCAACACCACATAGCGCGGCCTGTCGTCCAATCCGGGAAACGGGCTATGTGGCAACGGTGGGGCTTCGCCGCCTTCGGTGGTTGCCTTGGTGTCGGTAGTAAGCCCTTCGGTGTTGATAGCGCCGGGGGCTTTTTGATTGGTGGGGTCGGTGTGGTGGTTCATTGTTGTCACCCCTTACACAGTGGCCAGTTCGGTGCGCTTCGCGTGCAACACCTTCACCAGTTTGCGTATTTCCGCATCGGACTTGCCAGCCACCCGCGCCGCTGCAATGGCCTGCGCCTCATAGTCTGGCCAGCCTTTCGCACGCTGGCCTATGGCAACCCCGGTGGTGAATA